CCGCAGATGTGGCAGATGGTCTGGTGCCTGATCGTCGCGGCTCGTTGTTGGTGTTGGTGGCCGAGGCCGCGGCTGGTGGTGCTGCCGCAGCTCACGCAGTAGCGGCGGTTGCGGGTGAGGGCGCCGCAGCGGAGGCAGTGGGTCAGAGCCATCCGAGCAGCTCGACGGTCTCTGGTTGGTAGGCGTGCGCTTGGACGGCCATCGCCATGGCGACGGCGGCGTCGATGTTGGTGGAGCGGTCGGGCTTCTCCAAGCGCCAGCCTCGTCGTGTCTGCCTGGCGACGGCGGCGTGGACGTGGCGGTTGAGGTCTGGGTCGTCGGGATGGACGAGCCGTTGTTGCACGATCGCGTCGTACAACCTCTCGCAGGCGGGGATCATGCGGGCGTCTGATTGCGGGAACTCGACGGCGGTGATGCCGCGTTGTTCCCACTCCTGGGCCATCTGCCCTGCTCGCCAGGGGTCGTAGGTGGCTTCGACGATCTCGTATTGGTCGGCGAGCTCGGCGACGTAGGCGGCGACCTCGAGCACCGCCCCGTCGCCGGTCCAGGTCTCGACGCCAACGTGGAGGCGTTCGTTGACGTAGACGACGGCGGAGGCGGAGCGTTCGCCGCCGACGTCGACTCCGACCCAGATCCGTTCGCCGCGGGTGAACTCGGGTTGGCCGGTGCAGGCTTGCCAGGCGCCGGCGGGTAGCCAGGCGCCGACCTGGGCTGTCCATTGGTTGCAGTGGTAGCGGCGGTAGGCGACTTCGGCGATCGCTTCGCGTTGCGCGTTGAGCGCGTAGGGCGTGATCCAGGAGGCGGGGTTGGCCCGCTTGACGGTGTAGGAGGCGCGGATGTTGGCGTCGTTGGGCACGGACCATTCGAGCATCCGCATGTTCTTGCCGTGCGCCATCGTGAACGCGCCCTTGCGTTGGATGTTCGGTTGTCCGAGCGCGCGGGCGCGGAGCTGCCCGAGCGGTGTGTCGGCGCCCTGGCCGGCGGTGCTGATGGTGATCAGCTTCGACCCTGGCCGTTTCAGGGTGGCTGTGCGGAGGGCGAGGTAGACCTCCTGGTTGGGGTGTGCGTGGAGCTCGTCGATGATCGCGAGCGATGGGGTGAGGCCGTGGAGCTTGGGTGCGTCGGCGGCGAGGACGCGGAGGTGGCGGGTGAAGACGTTGGGTTCGCCGGGGTTGTCGCACCAGCGGAGCTCGAGGTGGCGGACGACGAGGTTCGGGTGTTCGAGCTCGCGGGTGAACGCGGCGGCGGCCTCGAACAGGATCCGGGCCTGCTCCCTGGAGCTGGCGGCGCAGTAGACGGCCGCGTTCCGGGTGGTGATCAGGTGGTGCAGCGCGATCGCGGCCATGAGCGTTGTCTTGCCGTTCCCGCGTGGGAGCATGACGAGCAGCTCCTGCTCGGGGGTGTGGGTCGCCTTCACGATCCGGCGTTGGAACTGCTCGAGCTTGAGACCGATCCGTTCGCAGAAGGTCTCGAAGCCGACCGACGCCCGGGTGGTGGTGTAGGTCACTCGCCGGGGAGGAACTCGTCGAGCTCGTCGAGCGTCTGCATCGGCCCCCAGCGGGTGCCGGCGAGCACCGCGTAGATGTTCCCCTCGTCGTCTTTCTCGATGGTGTAGCCGCGGGAGGCGGCGCGCCGTTCGAGCTCCGCCTCCCTCGATTCGTTCGCCGGCGCTTTCGGCTTGGGTGGCATCAGCTCGCCGCGATCCTGACTGCTGCCGTGAGCCGTTCGGTGCCGAAGCAGGCGTGGAGCTCCATGCGGGCGAGCGAGCTGTTCGTCTTGCCGAAGTTCTCCTCGAACGTGACCAGTGTGACGGGGCTGGCGTACATCTTCCCGAACGCGGTCGCGTCGACCACGGCCGGGGCGGGGATCGTCTTCGAGACGCGGACGTTCATCCCGAACATGTCCGCGGGTGCGAACTTGGTGGCGCCGAACACCCAGTACTTTTCTGATCCGGACGTCTGGAGGACGTCGAGCGCTTCGCTCGCGGCCGGGGTGAGGATCAGGGTGTCGGGGTTGTAGCCGGCGGCGTACAGGGTGGTCATCGCCTTCCTGATCGAGATGAGGAGCGCGTCGGTGCCTGGTGCCTGGAACCCGGCGAGCGCGATCGCGTCCAGGACCAGCTTGTCGAGGCCTTCGTTGACGGCGAGGCGGAGGTCGGTGCCAACGATCGAGGTGATCCCGGGCTGCTGGAGGTAGACGTTCGGGAGCCCGCTCTCGATCGCGGCGACCTGGTTCAGGCTGACGGTCGCGACGGTGATCGTGCTCGCGGCCTCGGGCTTGTTGGTGACGGCGTCGAGCGCGCGGACGGTGTTCGCGGCGGTCGGGAGCGTGCGGGCGGTCTGCGTCAGGACTTGGACGCTGGTGGTGCCGGAGTCGACGCCGACGCGCGGGAACGCGGGCCAGGCGTAGCGCTGATCGAAGCCGAACGGGCCCGCGTCGCGGCGCAGGGGCGCCATGACGTCGAGCGAGCCTGTCCAGGTGATCGCACGCGACTCGGCGGCGTTCTCGAACTCTTGCCAGGCGATCTCGGCTCGGCCACCTGGCCTCCACCCTGCGGCCTTGAACGCGCCGAGGAGGGTGCGGAGCTCGCCGCCGCCGGCGTTGAGGTCGCTGGTGCGGAGCGTGCCTTTCGAGGTGCGCTCCTCTGCGCCCTCGGTCTCCTCTTTGCCATTGGAAATCGGGGATGGTTCCGTCCTCGATTTCTCGGCCTCGAGGGTCGCTGCCTCTTCCATCGGTGGTTCCTCCTTCGGGGGTCGTGTACGAAGCTCGACGCTCGCGGCGGGGTAGGCGCCGAACGTCGCGATCGTGATGTCCTGCAACTCGGCGACCCGGTCGATGGTGCGGACGTCGCCGGCCCAGGTCTCGTCGCCGACGACGAAGCGGAAGCTGGCGCCGTCGAGGTCGCCGCGGCGGACGGCCTCCCGGACGTTCTCACCAATTGGTGAGGTTGGGAGGTCGAGCTCGAAGCGGAGGCCGCGCTGGTCGTCGAACAGGCGCAGGGTTCCGGACTTGGTTCGGCCGAGGACGGCGCTCGGGTCGTGGTTGAGGAGGGCGCGCGTGTCGCCCCCGAGGACCCCGCCGAATGCGCCGGGGGCGATCTTCTCGCGGAACCCGCCGAGGTCGAGGCTTTCGACGCCGTAGACGGCGGCGTAGCCGTGCAGGGTGCGGCCGCGGGTGTCGATGTCCTGAACATCGACGTCCACCGTCCGAACTTCGGACGGTGCCGCGAGGTCGGTCGTGCTCATGCGATCACTCCTTGGCCGTTCATCGAGGCGGTGTCCACAGTTGTGGACACGGGTTCGGGGTCGAGGTTCTCGAGGCGGCGTACCTCGTCGCGGCTCATCCAGCCGGTGACCGGGTTCAGCGCCTGGGTGTAGATCGCGGCGCGGGTCGCCGAGTCACCTCGCAACAAGCCGTCGAGTAGGAACTCGCAGTAGGTGTTCCCGCTGAAAAGGTCGGTGTCGGCGCTCAACGACTGTTCGATCACCTTCAACCAGGGCATCAGGCTGAAGGTGACGAACGCTTGCGCTTGGCTTTCGACGTTCGAGTAGGTGTGGCTGTTGGTGTCGCCGGCGCCGATCATCCAGGGCGGGATCCGGAAGCAGCGGGCGATCTCCAACGACGAGAGCCGCCTGGCTTCGCAGAACTCGGCGTCGTCGGCGGGCATCGCCAAAGGTGTGAACGTCAGGTCGCCGGAGAGGACGGCGATCCCGCCTGACAGCTCTCCGAGATGCCCGCCCTGCCACTGCGACTTGATCGTCGCGGCCTGGTCGGCGCTGATGTGTTGCGCCGCGATGATCCCGGACGGCCTCGCGTTGTTGAGGAACAAGCTCGTCGAGGCGGTACGGACGGCGGTGTCGGCGTCCAGGGCCTGCCGCATCTGCGTGATTGGTGCTAACCCGACTAAACCGTCGTTCGACAGGGCTTTGATGTGGATGATGTCGGAGCGGTCGTGCTCGGTCATAACGCCGGTCGTGGCGGCGGTGACGGTGAAGATGACGACGCCGTTTCGGAGCTCGACCTGGACGAAGGTCGGCGGGATCGCGACCAGCGCCGAGACCGCGCCGGCCGGATCTCTGTATTTCCCTACATATGCATTTCCCCATAAATTCAGGTGCTCGACGATGGTGCCGATCAGGTTCGCCTGGGTTGCGGTGTCGGACGGGCGCTCGAGCAGGTCGGCGGTGCGGCCGCTGACGCGTTGGCGGCCGCTGTCGCCGCGGCGGTACGCGATCAGAGGGCAGCTCGACGCGGCGTCGGTCAACACCCTCACGCAGGCCCAAACATTCGGTGTTGCCAATGCGGCGACCGCGTCGACGGTTGACGCGGGTGCGGGGTAGTAGACCCACGGCGGGTCGAGCCGGTGAGGCATGACCATCGCCCGGTCCTCGGGGTCGCGGCGTGGCCAGAGCCTCATCGCGGCCCCAGCCAGCGATAAGTGATCCCGGGCGCCGACGGTGTCGGCATGAGGACAGCTTATATCTCGTGACGGATAGGCGCTAGTCCTTGACGGCTGGCAGATGGTCGCATACCATCATGGCTGTCTGTATTACCTCTCACCGGGCCGTAAGAAGGAGGACGTAGATGGCCGGGAAGATGCACAGCTTCCGCCTCGAGGACGACGACTCGACCACGCTCGACCACATCGCGAAGCTGACACACACGAACCGTTCCGAGGCCGTGCGAAGGTCGATCTACTCGACCGCGCAGGTGATGAAGCTCGGCCGGGTGCAGCTCCGGGAGGCGCTCAGCACCCTCCACGACCGCATCGGCGACGCCTGGGCGATCATCGCCGTCGAGGAGGGCGCGCAGGGCGAGCCGGTCGCGCACCTCGTCGTCAGCGGCCGCGTCGACGGCGCGAACCCCATCGACGTCACCGGCCTGAAGGCCGTCGCCCATGTCATCGACGGCGGCAGGGTCGCCGTCTTCCTCGACTTCGGGTCGTTGCCGATCACGCCCGAGATTGTCCAGATCGGCACCGAGACGACCCGCGTCACCGGCGCCCAGCTCGCGATCGACACCCTGAGCTGGCCACCGAACCCGAAGGAGGCGATCCGGCTCCCGGTCGGCGACATGTTCCGCGCCCTCGACGAGGCGCCCGAAGGCACGTCCGACCCCGTCGAAGCATGACCACCCAACGCGGCCGTCTGCTCCGGGTTCGCTCGATGCTGATCGCAGCCCAGCAGGAGCTCGAGACGATGACGAAGACGACGAGCGTCCGATTCGGAAGGTGCCGGCTCTGCGGGTCGGAGCTGAAGATCCATGAGAAGCCCGAGAACATCTGCGACACCTGCCTGAAGGCGCATCAGACGCTGCCGTGGGCAGCGTGACCCATGACCCCCACCGGGTCGCCGAGGACTTCATCGAGTTCTGCAACGGCCTCGAGGAGGCAGGGCTCCCGGAGTTCGCCCGCCGCGGCCGTGTTGTCGCTCGGCTCCTGATCGAGGCGGTCGACGAACTGGACGCTGAACGGTCGGCGAGACGCGCGATCCAGGAACGCGCCGAAGGGTGCGAGGAGATCCTCCGTCGCCGCGCCGGCGAAGCAGCAGCGGCGGCGGCGTGACCGACCCCGACCGGATGGTCGAGGCGGTCCGCGCGAACCACCCCGACCTGTTCACCGGGTCCCGGTCGCTCGACCATGTGATCGGCGCGTTCGACGACCTGATGCTGATGCCCGACCACGGGCCCGTGATCGTCACCCTGGCTGGGACGGTCGCGAACTACGCCGAGGGTGACGCCGTGTTCGTGCTCGAGGTCGGCCCGCCGGGATGCGGCAAGTCGGAGCTCGTGAACTCGGTCACCCTGGCTCCCGGTGTGTGGTCGCTTTCGTCGCTCACCCCGCAGACGTTGTTGTCGGGGTTCGAGCGCAAGGGTGAGCCGGCGTCGATGCTGTTGCAGATCGGCCGCTTCGGGATCCTGGCGATGAAGGACCTGACGACGGTGTTGACGATGTCGCATGAGGCGAAGGCGGCGATCATCGGGCAGCTCCGCGAGGTAGCGGACGGGAAGACCGAGAAGAGCTTCGGGAACGGGCTCAGGGTCGAGTGGGAAGGGAAGCTCGGCCTCGTCGGTGGTGTCACCCCGATCATCGACGAGCAGCACATGTTCCTCGCGGTCATGGGCGAACGGTTCGTGTTGTTCCGGATGCCGCGTGTTGATCGTCGTGCGCTCGCGCGTAAGGCGCTCGAGAGCCGCGGTCACGAACGCGAGCTGCGCGACCGGATCCGTGTCGCGGTCGCGGAGTTCCTGGAGCCGTTCCGGTGGTGTGGTGCGCTCGAGCTCGGCCCCCACTTCAACGAGCCGTTGATCGAGCTAGCGGACATGGTCACCCGGGCCCGGTCCGGGGTCGCTCGCGACGGGTATAGCCGCGAGCTCTTGTACATCCCCGACCCGGAAGCGCCAACGCGGTTGATGAAGCAGCTCGCGCAGCTCGGGGCCGCGATGATCGCGATCGGCGCCGGCGAGGTCGAGACCTGGCGGCTGGTGCGGAAGATCGGGTGGGACTCGGTCCCGGCGGTCAGGGTGATGGTCCTCGACCAGCTCGCCGAGTACGACGAGATGACCGCGACGGCCGCCTTGCTACAGGAGGCCACCGCGCTGCCGCAGTCGACGGTGAACCGTGTCGTCGAGGACCTGGTCGTGCTCGGCCTCGTCCGTCGCGAGAAGGTCGCCGGGAAGTGGCAGATCGCGCTCACACAACCCACCCACGACTACTGGAACACGTCCGAGAAGTTCCAGACAGCCCCCGTCACGGGACAGATCCAACCGCACGACAAGGAAAGGAAAACGCGATGAACGTGACGATCGAGCACCCGTCGCTTGAGTCCAGCTTCGGCCATCTCCTAACGATGGCGTTGAAGGAGTGCGTCGACGTCGGCCATTTCAAGGGGCGGCGCTTCGACGACTTGCTGTTCCACGAGTACGACATCACCCGTGACGGCGACTTCTCGGGCTGGGTGTTGAACGCCATGTGCGAGATCATCGACGGAGAGCAAGTGCTGATGTCTCGCATGAGTTGCTGGCCGCTGATGATCATCCAGGCGGCGACCTATTCGCGTAACCCGGAACTGATCGCCGCGATCTTGCAAGCCGAGATCGACTATGAGCTCGACGACATCGCCGCCAATGAGTGGCAGGACGAGCACGGGAACCCGGTCGAGCTACCCGCCGAGGCGATCGAAGACGACCAGCGGGCCGTAATGTCGTGGCCGTCGAACTGGCGCCGCGTGTTCGGGGAGGAGACGCCGGCGGCGTGAGCGGCCAGCCGTCAGTCGCCGACCTGCTCGCGACCCCGGGCGCGATGCTGACCCGGTCGCACTTGCGCGAGCTCGGCCTCGGCCGCACCGCGGTTGACGCGGTGTTCCGCGAACTCGAGGTCGTCGTGTTCCCGGGCACGAGCACCCCGCACGTCAGACGCGAGGACTACCTTGCGCTCATCGAGCGGTCGACGTTCACCGAATCGGTGGTTCGCCTAACCCAGAGAGGCATACACTCCGCCAGAGGCGCCCGGTGAGGGCGTCCCGACCGGGCCGTTGGAGCGGCACCGGCCGGGACTAGACCGAGACCTACAGAGGAGGTCGCGATCATGATGAACACCGTAACCCCGGGAGGTCAAGCCTGATGGCCTCCGTGTGGATCAAGACGCGGAAGACGAAGGACGGCCAGACGCGCTACCGGGTCGAGTTCCGCCCCGGTGGCCGCGACACCAAGAGCGTGTTCGCGGGATCGTTCAGGACGAAGCGGCTCGCGATCATCCGGGCCGCGTTCGTCGAGCGCGAACTCTCCGACGGGCGCATCCCCGACCTCTCGTTCGCGCAGACGGTTGAGAAGCCGTCCTCCCCCACGCTGCAGCAGGCGGGTGAGCAGTGGCGGGCCTCCCGTGTCGATGTCGCCGAAGGCACTACCGGCCAGCATCGCGTTTCTCTCAACCGTGCTTACAAAACGCTGGGTATCACCCCGATCGACGAGATCACCCCGCAGATGGTCGCGGGGATGATCGCGACACTCACCGAGCAGGGTCTCGCGCGGAACTCGATCCGCAAGACGCTGACCGCGTTGGCGATGGTGTTCGACCACGCCGGGGTCACCCCGAACCCGGCGCGTGACCGGCTGATAGTGAAGCTACCTCGCGAGGAACCCGAGGAGCTGAACCCGCCGACTGCCGACCACATCGAAGCGGTGTACCGGCTGATCCCGTCGAAGCACCGATTGCCGTTGTTGTTCTTGGACTGGTCCGGGGCGAGGGTGTCGGCGATCGACAAGACCCTCGTGGGTGACTACGACGAGGCCCGCCGGCGCGTCCGGCTCCGCGCGGCGACGACGAAAACACGGAAGGCGCTCTGGGTTGAGCTTCACCCCGTCATCGCCGAGTGGCTCGAGGCGCAGATCGGGCCGCGTGAGGATCGCGATCCCGATGCCCGCATGTTCCCCGATTCCGGTGGCGATGCCCTGAGGACGTCGATCGCGAAGGCGTGCAAGGCGGCCGCGGTGCCGTTGTGGTCACCCCATGACTTGCGTCATAGGCGGATCTCGTTGTTGCATCTGCGGGGTGTGCCGTGGGCGCGGATCGGCGAGTTCGTCGGCCAGCGCAACCTCTCGGTGACGGCCGACACCTACACCCATGTCCTCACCGACGAGACCGAGCTCGACTACGACGATCTGCTCGGTACGTGACCGTCATCGGCGTTTTTCCGAGAACTCAGACCCCCCCCATAGCACCCCACGGAAAGTGCCCATTTGCGGGGTCCGCACCGGGACCGCACCGACCTGCAGATATCGCATGTTCCGCATGATCGGTTTCGCTTAACCATGCGGTTTTGGCTCTATGGCGCAAACCTTTAAGGCCCATACGGGATTCGAACCCGTGCCGCCGCCGTGAGAGGGCGGTGTCCTAGG